GCAGCGAACGCCCGGATAAGGTCACCACGGAAGTCCTTAAGGCCGATAACGCCGTCCCGTGCCTTGCTCGTTGGCAGGTTCATGCAATGGAACGATACCAACCGCCCCGGCTTCAGGACGCGGTATAGCTCTTTGATGAGGAACCCAAAGTGGATCATGAACTCTTCATCGGTTCGGGCGTTGCCCATGTCCCGTTCATTGTTGCTATATGTGTACAGCGATGCGAAAGGCGGGCTGAATACACTGAACCCAATGCTGTTATCCGGGATGCCTTGGATAACTTCACAGCAGTCGCCATTGTATGCGACCCACCCGTTGCCTTGCTTTTGTTCTTTGCAGTTCATGTTATAGGAAGTTAGGAAGTTGAATGGACTTGTCTGCAACATAGGAGCGGTCCATTCTTTCCGCGCCTTTGATGTTCTGTTCTGTAATCGTGTGCATATGCTGCACCATTTCCTCGGCCATGCGTAGCGCATCCGCCTCTTTGCGTTCGATGTTCTTTACCACCGCACCCTCAATATCTGCGGTAATGATGTGCGCGTGTACTGGCTTATCTTGCCCGAAGCGCCAGCAACGTCGGACGGCCTGATAGAACTGTTCGTAACTATCCGAAAGGCCAACGAACGCCATATTTGGGCAGTGCTGCCAGTTCATGCCGAACCCGGCAATGGATGGCTTCGTTACCAGTACACGATACCGACCCTCGCTAAACCCCATTAGCCGTTCCTCCTTTTGCGCTTGCGTATCGCTGCCCTTGACTTCAATGGCACCGGGTATCGACTTTGTAAGCGCCTCGCTTTCGTCGTTCAGGTTGCACCATACAAGGAACGGTTCATCAGTGGCATTGACTATTTCGGCGCAAGCTGCAACCCGTGCCGCCGTTGTCTGTTTGCGTGCCTGTTGGCGCTCCTGAAGCGTCAAGGCTTCGACGGCAAACAGAAAGCCGTCTATCTTTTGACCGCTCTCAATAGTGCGCTGGTGGATATTCAACTTCGGCAAAATGAACGAACCGTCATCGTATCCAAGGTCCGAAGGCTTGCGGATCATTACGGCCCAGCTTGCCAGCCACTTCCAAAACTCCGTTTCGGCGTGTCCCTTTAGCCTCCACGACTGCGTTTCACCACCGTCATGGACAAAGAAATGGGCCAGCATTTCGGTGCGCGTCATGGTGCCAAGGAACTCCGCATGGTTACCCAGCTCCATGTGATCGTTCGGCGCGGGTGTGGCAGTGGCAGCAAGTCGGAACGGTAGCCCGCCCCATGCGTCGATCAGGTAGTTCCTGAACTTGCCCGTGTAGTTCTTTAGGATGGAACTTTCATCCAGAACGATGCCGTGGAACTCTGCCGGGTCGAAGTTCTCAAGGCGCTCGTAATTGGTGACTACAATGCGCGAACCGTTATCCTCCGTGCAATAGGACACTTCGATGCCGAACTTCGTGCCTTCGCGTACCGTCTGAGCGGATACGGCAAGGGGGGCGGCAATTAGTACGCGGCCCGGAACTTGCCGCGCCCATTCAAGTTGCATTGCAGTTTTGCCCATGCCGCAGTCGGCAAAGATGGCGGCTCGCCCCCGGCGCAATGCCCACCGAACTATGTCGGCCTGAAATGGGAACAGCTTATCGTTGACGGGTCCGGGTTCTATCCCGGTGTGCGGGTCTGTGAACCGCTTTCGAGATATGAAATCATCGTAGTTCATTCGTTCGTGTTGTTTGTGGGCGCAAGTATAGCACCCGGTTCGTTGACTTCCTAACCTTTTTTCGGATTGGCGTTTGCCCCGCATCGTGGGCATACCACCGTTCGCTCCCCGTTGGCTATCGCCTGCGGACTGATCGCCACCCTTCGCCCGTCCACCGTTTGCCTTTCATCGGCATACAGCCCGAAGCCTTGGCAGCGTTTGCAGTCCTTGCGCATCTTCCATATCCACGCGGCTACGGTCATCGTGCGCCCTCTTTACGCCAATGGTCCAGCGTCTCCCTTTGCTTTTTGGTCCAGTTGATAGGCCGCACATACCCATCATTCTCTTCCGTCCAACGTAGCCTGTGCATAGATATGTTCCGCTTGTTGGGCTTCAGTTCCTTTGGCATCGGCAACTCGGATAGCCATTCGGGAACTTCGCAGTCCAGCTTTTTGACCGCCATCATGTATGGGTAGGTTAGATCCCGATACAACGGTGCATCATTCACGAACCTGTTGCAGTTGTAAATGACCGTCGCGTGATCTATCCCAAGGGATCGGCCAATGCTCACAACAGTTTGCCCGTAAGAGTTGCGGAGAATGTAGGCGGTTATTCTCCGCGCGTAGACAAACTGCCGGGGCCTTTCTTTGCTCATGATGTCCTTCGGCTGAACATCGTACCCCAGTTCTGTCATGGATGTCGATACCGCCAATAGTACGGCATCGCGTAGTTCATCTGTTACGGCCATTGCTCATATTTTGGGCGCTCCGTTCCGCCAATCAGCCAGCAGGAACTTTCGCGGTGGTTAAAGATGCCCCGTGCCTTGCGCCATGCGGCGTTCGCCTTTCGGGTCTGTTCACGATGCCGGGCGTTCGCATCCTCTTTCCCTTTGATGTACTTGCGCCATTCCGCCCGGGCTTCGGTCTCGCGGCGTAGTAGGCGCTTGTGTTCCTCGCGATCTTCGCGTGTCATTAGGCGCGGGTTGTCCGTTGGTTCGCCGTCTATTGATAGTTGTGTCATTCGTTCGTTGTTGAAAGTGCATTAACTACGCTGTCCCATGATGTCTTATCGCACTCCCATCCGCCATCGCCCCACTCTTGAAAATGGTCTTTAATTTCACGGATTATCATGATTCGCGTTGTCGGTTGTAATTCGGACTTCTTGCGGATAAGGTAGTCGGCAACGTCTGAAACCGCGTAGGTGTGTCGTCCAAGCGCATACCTAAATGCGTAGAACATTATGCTTTCGTGCTGTGTCATTCGTTCGTTGTTTTGGCTCCCGCAGCGGGGGTCGAACCCGCACCTTTCGCTCCGATGTTCATAAACCCAGCGTTGTATTGCGTGGCATCGGGCAACCGTCTCTACCCTTGGACCATACGGGAGGTGTGTTCATTGTTCGCGGGCTTTGAGCATGGCGTCGGCCCAGAAATAAGCCCTATCCGAGATTTGCCGAAGGTTTGCAAAGTCAATCCATTGACTTGACAGCATTCCGGCCATCGCCTTGGCCGCGAAATAGTCGCGCAGGGTCATGCCACCATGCACAGAGGCATCTGTTGATCCGAATTCGTCTGGGCTGGTTGGAAACGCCGGTCCTCCGTTGTTCTTCGTGTCGCTCATCTTCGTTCGTGTTAGTGGTTCGTGTTCAATACCTACGCGGGGAGAGGAATGGCCCCAGCGCGGCGTTCATTCGGTGTTCTACCTGTCGCAGCCATGCACAGGCAGCGCCGTAAAGGATGCGGATGGTGTAGGTCATGGGTTAACGCGCGTGATGCGGGTGTGATTAACCTTGTACTTACCTGCATACTTGCGGAGTTGGTCAGCCCCCGGCATAAATGCGTGGATAGTGCGTAGGCCCGTAGCCTTGCGCCCATAAACCACATCGGTATCACCCTTCTCAAAGAATGTGTATGCAAGGTTAAAGCACTGCACCTTGTTATCGGCGTGCATCACTACCGTGATGTCGCTGGTGTTGTTCTTCTTCGTGCCTTTGAGGGTGATGGTGTAGGTGTTCATGGCGTGTTGTTGTTCGTTGATGGGTCAAATGTGGGGACAATTTTCGACATACGCAAACCCCGCCAAACTTTGTGACGAACGGTTAGCCCGGGATCATCTCCATCTGCTCCCCCGGCTCCGGTAGCACTATGCCCATTTCGGCCCAGTACCTCAGCACCGCGTCAATAGTCATCATGGCTTCCTCCTTATCCAGCTCCCGCGTAGGCTTGACCACTTGCACGGTATGACCCTTGACGGTCAAATCCTCCACCGGGTAGCATCCTTGCGCCTTGCACCATTCTTTGACGCGCTCCACCGTCCACCGCTTGCCATCCCCCATCCCTTCGGCGTTGAGCGTATCGGCAACGATGGTGAACAGGACGTGCAGGTAGCTGTTCTGGTTGGTGCTTTTGCGCCCGCTGTGGCGTTTGATCTCTACGGCGTACTGCCCCGGCTCACAGGCATCGAGAGCGGCCCTAAGCGCCTTGCCGTGCCACTTGCCGCGTTCGTCCTTATGGATGTACAGCTTCATGTCCTAAGCGCACCAGCGACCAAAGCTTATCTTATTGGTACTAAGTACCATTCGGGCTTTTTCGGCAA